TTTTTTTGTCCATTCCTTTCCAATTGTTTTCATATTGTTTTTAATACTGATAATACAAAAATAGTCAATAAACTATACATAGATAATTACAACCTTAGAGGTCATTCATGTTATAAAGTTCTTTAATATCAATTTTATATGCAGCAGGTCTGTCGTAGTGTCCAAAGTTAGTTAATCGTTCTGGCATATCATCTACAAAAGGAAACCAACCCATTATAGAAAAATTAAAATCTTTATCGTTATCTTTTATAATTAAAATATATTTTCCTTTCTTCTCACCAGGTCTAATTAGCAAAAAATTATAATTTCTTTTTTCTTGAGTTCTTATTTCAATATTATTTTGAAAGTCTGAGTCGTTATATCTTTCTAAATTGTCGGTATAAGAACCATTATAAAAATTATTCATAGCCTTTGCATAAGCCACCTCACCCAAAGCACCTAAAAATCCATCAGTTAATTGTCCTTTTAATCCTTTATTGTAGCCATAAGAAAAGCCTTTATTCATTTTGAGATTACCAATAAATCTTTTGTTAGCTGTGTCTAATGCTAATTCAACATCAATAGGTTTTAGTTCAACTTTTATCATGTTTATCCTTTTTATAATTAATTCTTTCTCTTTCTATATCTATTTCTTTATTTCTTATTTCATATTCTTCAAGAGTTGTATTGGTATGATGTTTAAAATAACATTCGGCACATAAGTCATTACCATTTTCAACTACATCTGCTTTCATTTCGCATTTGCAGCAGATCCGGTAATCTCCATAAATATTTGTTTTATCTGTCATTCTCTGCCTCTATTATTGCAAGACCTAACTCCCTTACTATTTGTGGTACAATACTATTTCCTAATGCTTTTATTCTGTTGGCTCTATCTTTGTCCAATTCATAGGATACCCCATCAGGAACTCCACAAAGGTTGGATTGAGTTTGCCACCAGGTTTTATTTTCTCTTGTTGAATCATATTCCCTATTACCGAAGTCCGATTTTTTTGACTTTGTGGAAAGGTCAGATTCTTTGCATCGTTTGTTGTTGGTGTATTGTAAATTTTGTTTTTCTCTAAATATATCATCGCATCCGATAGTTTTGCTCCGAAAGTTTTGTTCGGATTGTTTTTCTTTCTCAGAATAAAACTCCCAGATTTTGTTTGCTCCACTCTCTCCGATTGTTCCCCACCTTCTTCGCATCCTACTGTCGGAGTTGGGTACATCTGAACAAATGCAGTCAGATTGTGTTGACTTGCTTTCTTCCAACCTTTTCTTTTTATCAAGCTCTCTGCATTCTCTTGACCACTTGCTTTTGGAGTTGGGTACATCTGTCGAACTGCCATTGTTAATGGAGTTCCCCCTTGTTTGTATTTCTTTGTTCTCTCCGATGCCGAATCTTGCGTTGGAGTTGGATACATCCATCCATACATTTTCATTGTTTCTGTATCTACTTGTTCTCTCAGATTCGATGGTTTGGTGCTTCCTTTTCTTGCAGTCGTCATTTGTCTTATTACTGCTTCCTTTGATCTTGGTGGAAGTGTGTCCATTGTGTTCGGAGTAGCCCACAATCCAAACTCTTTTTCTTTGATGCCAAGCACCGATGCCTGAAGCTGGTATAATAAGACATTGGACTTCGAAACCTTCTTTTTCCAAGTCAGTTTGCACCTGTCTGAGTACCATGCCTTGTTGGATGTTAATAAGACCTTCAACATTTTCGCCAATAAAATACTTCGGTTTGCATTCTCTGACGACTCTAATAGTTTCATCCCAGAGGTATCTATCGTCATCTGTTCCTTTTCTTTTTCCTGCGACTGAGAATGGTTGGCATGGGAATCCTCCAGTAACGACATCTGCTTTATATTTTTCTCCTTTGACATTTCTTATATCTCCTTCGATTGGTATGTTTTTAAAATTTTTTTGTAAAACTTTTTGACAAAATTTATCTTTTTCTACAAAAGCTATTGTTTTAAAGTGTCCTGTAGATTCTAAACCTAAACTAAAACCACCAATGCCACTAAATAAATCTAAAACTTTAAGCATAATCAATTCATTATTAAGTAGGTTGTCCACATAATAACTTCTATAATGATAATTGTTTCCAACATGATTTTTTATTCCTTCCTTTTAATCTCTTAATTTTATTCCAAGTAACCCCATTGATAGACCTAGAGCCTTCAATAATGTTTTTAAAAGTAATTAACTTTAATTGGTCAATACTAATTGAGGGTTTTTCTATTTCTTTCATGGATATTTTTAAGCAGTTCTTTCCTTTTTCTTTCCCAGATTTTTTTGAAATCATTAGGACAATTCTTAATCATATATTTGAGATTGTCTAGCCTTCTCTTATCCTGTCGCCTTGTATAATCAAATATAAGAGGGTAACCGAAATTATTTCTTGTCATAATCAACCCCCAATAATTTCAATTCAACTTTTAACCACTTAATAGCATTAGACTTATTTTTAAATTGTTCTCTTAACCATGTTATAGGGGTTAAATACTTTCCATCTTGGACATTGGCAAAGGTTTCCCAATATCCATCCCAAGTCTTTTTGACTCCATATTCTTTAATATTCATTGTTTCCTTTCTCTAAGTTTATTTATTATCTTATTAACCAAAAAAATACCCCCATAAACGCAATATAAGGCTATTACAAAGGTAATTAATATAAAAAGCATTACTTAGCCTTTATAAACTTAATTAGTCTTTTAAAGTATCTTTTAGGCAGCTCTACAATCTCAACTTTTGGAATAATGTCATTGTCAATTTTTGCCTGACACTCTCCGAAATCTTGGAAATCATAGAAGTTTTTACCTGGATTTCTCTTTTCTAAATCTTTGGTAATTGATTCAAAGTCTTTATTTTTCATAAGTTCCTTTCTTAGTTTGTTTTAATGTAAGGTTTTCCATATTTACCAATATTAAGATCAAAATAAAAAGCTGTATGAAAGTAATCAGTCATTATATCGCTTTTATCAAACCATTTACGATCAGAGCCATTTTTAATTATATCTATAATTTTAGTAAATAGATTTTTGTGGTGTTCTGGGTATTCATGCAAATAATATTCATTTACAGTAAAATATCCATCATGCTTAATATCTGAAAAATCAATATCACTTTTTAATATTGACACATCAATACAAGTATGACGATCTCTAGTAATTGAAAACTTAATTTTAGGAAATTCCTTTTTAAGTTTTTCTCTTATTTGCTTAACTTCTTCTGATGTTATATATGCCATTTTTTCCTCTCCTTATTTTAAGTTGTTTTTAATTAAACAAGTGTTGTAGGCTTTATTACCAACAGCAGCTAAATATTTTTTTGCTTTTTCTTCGTTCTCTTTTAGCTTTTCTGATTGCTCCGGTGTTGGATTAGTAACGAACTCAACCTTAACACCTTTCCAAGCATGATTTTTTGCTTTTAAAAAACAAATAGCCTTTTGTGATAGCTTTGGAAGTTGTTGAACATCAACTGCTCTAGTAAATTCAACAATATCTTTATCGCTTGAATAACCACTTAAACCAGTCCAAGAAATAAAGTTTTTACCTTCTTTAATATCAGAAGTTAAAACTCCTACCTCTAAATATGTTGAAGTCTTAGCCTTACACCATTGATTAGTTTTAGGGTTTAAGGTACAAGAAACTAATCTAGTTCCTTTGTTGTTAGTTTCTAACCAAAATCTCTTTTTAGTTTTTTTAAAACCAAAAGGGTAGTTATCAACTTCGATTGAGTTTTCAAAGCTGTCTTTATTGTAAATATAAGTAGTCATGTTTTTTGTTTCCTTTCTTGATTCGTTAAACATACTTTTTTGTATAACCTTTGTACTATATAGTCAAGTATTAAACCTCAAGATTGTAAATAAAATATTGTTCCTGTTTTGTTCTTGTTTGATTATGTAAAATTTGGGTATATAGAGTCTTGCAAGGAAGGAACTAAAAGAAGATGGATAAACCAAAGACAGGGTTTTCACAGATCCCAAATCAGTTGATATATGACCAAAATTTGTCAAATGAGGCTAAAATGTTATTTATTTATATTAAGTCATTATCTGCAAATTATAGGGTACTTAGGAACTCTAATTTATGTAATAAATTGAATGTATCTATTAATACATTACAGAATGCTAAATCTGAGCTAGTAAAACAAGGTTGGTTAGTTATTAACAGGTTATCAAGTGCTAACAGATACAGTCTAAGACTACCCAAAAATAGGGTAACCCCCTACCCAAAAATTACGCAATCAGATTACCCAAAATTTGGGTACCATTATAAAGATAATACTATTAATAATAATACTAATATTAATAAGGGGTTTAAAGGTTTTAAAAAGGTTAAATAATGGAAGATAAATATTATTATAATGGTGAGCCATTACAGTTGTCTTATTCGAATGATTACAGCATGGGGGACAAGATACAAATTATAAAGAACCTAGAATCTGATTTTCAATCAGGGATGTTGAGTTGGTCGCAAATGTTTTGGATAATTGATAATGCTAAGTTTGGATCTTATACCTGTCAGAGGATTATAGATAAATTGATATTTGAAGGAAAATTAAAAAGAAATCCTATAACACTTGATAAGCGAACATTTAACACAATTAGGAAACCTTTTGACTTGTAATCATACCAGATATAGTGATATAATTGCAACAGGTACAAACTCCCTCTTTTAGTTGTTTTACCTATTAGTTAATTAACTTGACCTGGTGAGACTCTTTCCTTTCCTTTCTTTCTAAGCTCTTGCCAGGTC